CTTCTCGACGACCTTGAAGTACTCGGCGATGCGCACGCCTTTGTCGGTGCACCAGTCCTGCGCGCTGCCAAAGCTCATCGCTTGGGCCTTGGGCCATTGCCGCTCGAAGGCGCGCTTGCTCATGACCGTTTCAGCGAAACCGAACATCGCGTCGTGGCCGTCGAGCTCGACCGAATCCGGGTCGATGCAGCACGACAGCGGGTCGTTCACCGAGAAGATGCGCGGTTCCTGGATGTTCTTCTCGTTGTCGAGCACGACCGGCACGGCCCGCAGCCAGCCGAGCCCGATGCGGGCGCCGTACTCGAGCGACGTGTCATAGGCCGAGCCTGCGCGCGACGCGTATTCGATGTGCCGCAGCATGCCGTTCAACTGCTGCGCGACCAGCACGTCGGCTTTGGAGTCGACCGGCACGACTTGAATGCTCGGCGTGTTCTGCCGGCCGTCGTTGACGACCTGCTGGATGAACTGGTTCGTGTTGTCGAGCGTGAGCGTTGGGCGCCCCTTGCGACCTTCGAGTGTCTCGGCCTGCCACTGCTGCGGATCGGCGGGATTCGAGAAGTCGAGATCCTCGTTCATGCGGAAGTGGTTCTCCCGCATGACTTCGCGAGCGTCGTCGTAGCGCTCGCGCGCCTGCTGGAAGTCGTCCTGAGCCATCAGAGGACTCCGGTCGCGCGGAGATGCCGCTCGCGCGACTCGATAGCGCGAATCAGCGCTGCAACACGCAGTGTTTGAGCGGAGTCCTGCGTGATTTCGACCATGCGCGCGAATCTATTCGCGAGTGGCGTTGGAACAGGAATAGAAAGACGCCCCTATTGAGGGTGGCAGCGCCCTCAGCCGGCGAAACTGGGACGAGATACCGGGATCTTTGGCCTGCGGCTGGACGCGAGCACGGGCGCCGCGAACGACAGGAAGAGTGCATCCGCGCGTCCCGGGCTCGGCAAGCCGCGAGCTTTCATGTCCTTCTTCGCCTCGAGCTGAATCTTGCCGTCCAGGCGCGCAACGGTCTCGATCGCCGTCAGGTCGTCGTAGAGCACCTGATCCTTATCGATCGCGCCGCCCTCCTTCAGCCAGTCGCGGGCCTCACGCGCCATGTAGGCACGCATGTTCTTGCAGCCCGGGTCCGGCGACTCACCGGCGAACCAGACGAGGCGCCACTTGCGTCCGAGCGTCTTGCCGGCGCTCACCACGCCGGTGCCGTAGCCGGCGTCGATGAACACCGCGGCGGCCTGGTGCTCATCCTCCAGGCGCCCCAGCTTGTTCGCGATCTCGATGTCGTTGTCATTCTTCGCGAAGGTTGCGAGGATGCGGAACTTGAGGCCCTGGCGCAGGCCGATCACGCCCTCGTCGTCGCCCTCCCACGCGTTGTCGAGCGTGAGGATCTTCGGCGCGAAGTTGTATGACGCCGGCGCGATCTCGCGGCCGAAGGCCTTGTCGACGTCGTCGGCGCCGATGAACTGCTTGATCGACATGGCCGGGAACTGCCCGCGCACGCGCACCTTGACCGGGTCGCTGTCCTCGCCGTGCGTCGCAACGAACTCGTCGAGGTATGCCTTGTTCGTGCCCTCGACCGTGCGGCTGTCGATGTGGGTCGCCTTCCAGATGTGGCGATACCGCCGGAAGCACTCGCGAAACCGCCCGGTCGCCTGGGTCGGGTTGCCGAACGCGAGCCAGATGATCTCGGTCTCTTCGTCGGTCAGCGCGCCATCGCTCACCTCCCAGACCTTGTCGGCGATCTTGGACGCCTCATCCATGACGACGACGATGCGCTTTCCCTTATTGTGCAGGCCGGCGAAGGCCTCGGTGTTGTTCTCCGACCAGGGCGTCGCGTCGGCGCGCCACGACTTGTCGCGGCCGATCTCGTTGGAGTAGAGCGACATGCCGGGGACCGCCCACCAGTGCGACGTGATCGAAAGGCGCGACCACTTGGCGATTTCTGGCCACGTCTTCGTGCGCAGCTGGTTCTCGGTGTTGGCGGTGACGACGATGCGCGTGTCCTCGCAGGTGCTCATCGCCCAGTTGACGACCATGCCGATGAAGGCCGACTTGCCGATGCCGTGGCCGGAGGCAACCGCCATGCGCAGAGGCTGGAAGCGGGTCGATGGGTTCGAGAGGTGCGCGCCGATCTCGCCGAATCGATCTTCCTGCCAGGTGCGCAGCTTGGCCGCCCCATCTCCGACGAGCGTTCCCTTCCCCCACTCGTAGGCGTAGCGCGCCCACGCAAGCGGATCGGCCGACATCTCGGCGGCGTCGGCGATGAGCTGGTCTTCGAACTCCTCGTCGGTCACTCGGAGTCCTGCTTCTTGCGCTGGCGCGCCGCGGCAAGCCGCTCGGCGCGCGGCGTGGTGTCGAGCACCTCGACGCGGTCGGTGAAGAGCTTGTAGCGCTTGCCGAGCAGCTCGCGCGAGCGCAGCGCCTGCGTGAAGTCCTTCGCCTTCCATGCCTGGTTGCCGATGGCTTGGATGTCGAGCAGCACCTTGTCGGCCGTGATGAGTGTGCGCTCTTGCTGCGCCTTCTGCGCTTTGAGCAGAGCGGCCTTGACGCGCGGGCGCCGCAGCAGTTCGTAGGCCGTGCGCTTCGCGGTGTCGCCTGCCTTGTAGCCGGCCGAGATGGCTGAGCGCGTGCCGTTGCCGTCGATCAGGTACTCGGCGATGAAGCGCTCTTCCTTCGGGCTCAGCGGGGCATTGGTGCGTGGCATGGTCAAGCTCCGGTCGTTTCTGCGATCTTCGGGGCCAGCAAGTCGACCCGATCAACCTTCTCGACCCACCGCCAGCGCGTCGGCAATGGCCCGGTGCCGTTGGCCGGCCCGAACCCATCGAACGCGAGCCGCTCGATCGCGCGCAATTGCTTGACGTAGGCACGCGCCGTCTTGATCGTGATGTCGCAGATCACGACCAGGTCGCCGGCGGTCCGCGGCGCGGCCTGCAGGGTGTCGATCACGTGCAGCGTCTTCTGCATGCTCATGCGAGCGCTTCCTTCTTCGGATTTGGCCGCCCATGATCCCGCGCTGCGCCGACGTGAAACCCGGCGCATGACGTGCAGTGATAGGCCTCGCACGGGTCTTTCTGATCCTTCCTGCGGATGCGCCGCGCCACGCTCGCCGCCTTCGTGAAGGTCACGAACCGCTTCTTGCCGGTGCAGCCGACGACGTGATCGAGCGTCACGCCCTCACCTCCACAATCCGCAGCGCCCGCGGAAACCCGTCGACCTGCAGCCGATGGCCAGGCCGCAGCGTGAAGAGGTCGCCGGCGCCGGTCACGATCATCGTGATGACGCGCCAGTTGCCGCGGCCGACGGGGCGCAGGAGGAGGGTCATTCGACGACGCTCTTCGCAACGAACTTCTGAAGCCGATCCGACATCGGCGGCGGACGGTTCAGTACCCACGCTTTAAGGCGCGGCCACCAGCGGCGGTCGGGCTCGTAGATGCCGGCGATCGTGAAGATGTCGCCGGTCTTGAGCATGCCGGTCGTGCTGACCGTTGTGGGCTTCTTCACGCCGCCCTCGCCTTCTTCGCCGCATGCACCCGCTGCATCGCCTCCATCAGCGACGTCGCATCGGCCGCCCCGTGTCGCCTCTCGAAGTCCGCCAGCCACGCGCGGCGCAGATCGAGTGACGGCAGGCCGAGCACGTGCCGCGCAAGGCACTCGGCGCGCCATTCCTCGGCGTCGCTGGCCACGAGCTTGCCGTCGATCAGCTCGACCATCACGGCGCCGCCGGAGCGATCCGGGGCGATGGCTGTGCGCATGGTGGCGGTCATGCTGCGGCTCCGAGCAGATCAGCCTGGCGCGTCTCGACCGTCAGCCGATTGACGCGCACCACGACGCGAGCCTCGCCATCCGGCTCCATGCGTTCCGACGACAGCAGGCGCACCCACTTGTCGTCCTCGATCGCAACACCTTTGAGCGAGTCGAGCAGCACTTTGTTGGCGTTGTCGAGGTCGAGGCACTGCACACCGTCGTCCCACGCTGGGCCGAGCTGGCGCATGCGCTTCGCGTGATCGAGCGGACGGTGCGGGTAGAGCTGCACGTGGATCGCGACGCGACCGAGCAGTGGCTGCACGACACCAGCGGCCGAGCACGCCTTCGCAACAGCGACCTTGAAGTCCTTCGCGTCGGCCGTGACGTAGACGAGCGGCATCGGACGGCCCTTGATGCTCACGACGCGCGTGGCCCAGTAGCGATTCGCCGACGGCGGATATGGGAGCGTCAAGACGATCACAGCACGAACCTCCGCAGCAGCGCGGTCAGGATCGCGACCAGCAGAACCAGGCCCATGCACGTGACCGCGAAGACGAGCAGCGTCTCACCAAGCGTCACCGGCTGCTCATCCGATCGGTCGACGGCCGGCTGCATCCACGCGTCCGGAGGCGCTGATTGCTGCTCGAGCAAACGGTTCGCATCGCCCTCGGTGCGTGAAGTCTGGTTTTGTTGGTTGGTCACTTGACCTCCTGAAGCGGGTTGACCAGCTCGCCGTTGAGCAACGACGCGGGCAGCTGGGAAGGCAAAGGCGCTCGTGCGGGTCGCGGGAGCGCGGCGAGTGGTAGTTCGCGCAGCGGTCGCGTAGCGCGCACCAGCCGCCCATGCAAGCGATCGGCTGCGTCATGCGAACTCCCGGTTGTGGAACTGGTCGAGGGCTTGGCTTTCGGCGCGCTGGTACGCCGCGTCTTGCTGGGCTGGACGCATCGCGGGCGGCAGGCAGGCTGGATCGATGTTCGCGAAGGTCATGTTGTCCGGCGGGACCGTCACGAGCGCATCGCGCCACGCGTTCTGCTGCGCGATCGTGAGGTCCTCTCCGCGCTTCTCGCGGTCCTGCAGGTCGTACGCCCACTGCAGTCGGTCGCGTTTGGTGAGCTTGCCGCGCAGCCGTCCGACGATGGCGTTCACGCGCTCCGGATTCGCCTTCACGGCGTCGACGATGAGCGGTGCCTGCAACTGCGGTGCGCGCCGGCAGATTTCCTTGAACTGGCCGACGGTTGGCGGTCTATCGATCGGCAGGTTCACGATTCCGAATTTGAGCGCCGCAGCCGATACGCCGCCGAGTTCGTTCGCCCAGTCGGCTTTCACGGCATCGATGTCGACGCCCTGCCAGTGGTTGAGCCACGCCGATGCGTAGCGCACCGCCATGCGGGCGAAGAGCGATTCAACCCAGGGCAATGGGAGGGATTGCATCGAAGGTCTCCGAAGAGTTGGCCGCATGCACCGCGGCGGGAGGTTTGGCGGAGACGCGTCCGCCGGTCATCTGCTCGACCTGTTCGCGGCGGGAGCGCTGGAAGGTGGTTTCCGATACGGGCAATGGGCCGACGTGCAAGCTCTTCGCGCTGGTCGCGGCATCTCGCCGCCGACCTTCGACGACCCCGAGGACATACGCAAAACCACCGGACTTCCCGACGCCTTTGGGCGCAGCCTCGACGAACTCGGAGGCGGTCGCGCCGGCCTGCAAGAGCGCCAGAAGCTTGGGGTGTGAGGGGCTCACGCCGGGGATTCCGGCCGCCCTAAGGGCGCGGCACACGCTTGCCGCCGGCGTGACAACGGGTAGTTCCGCGCCCTGATCTTTGGAGTAGGAGTCTTTTTCTCCCTCTCCCTCTTCTCTCCCTCTGGTCACGCTTTTGTCCGCATCAAATGCGGACGCCTGTCCGGCCTTTGTCGCGGCTTTCGCGGCATCTGCTGCGGCCTTTTCGGCTTCGCGTTCGAGCCGCTTGCGTTCCGTCTCCATCGCGCGACGCTTCGCCGACTGGCCGTTGTGCTCCTCGAATCTGGGTGCCAGGAG